ACTCCTATACAACCTTCTCTTTCACACAATACTATAGCAATGACTGAAGCCTCAAACCCTACAGTAGCGAGAGAGCTGGTAGACTTCCTTGATTTCCTTGAGGGCGAGACCGAGAGGATAGAGAGAAAGAAAGAAGAAGGAAGTGTCGCTGGAGAAACAGAGGTGTCCGTTACCTCTGTCGTTGGTAATGATTTAGCCCGAATAAAATTCTCTCGGCCGCGGTTTGATGTAGACGACATCTCATCAGAAGCAGCAAACATCAAACTCCTGAAACTCCCTAGGGATATAATGTGTCTGGTAGACCACATCCCGAGGGATCCAGAAGATAAACGTTCAGACGAGACAAAGAAATCCCGGCAAACAGATATTACGACGAATAAGCTCCATTTTCAGCTGTTTACGAAGACTGGAGATGTATTTGGTGCGATCAAGTCCTCCCCTGGGATTGTTACTGACTTGGACGCACGTGATGCTATCAAACTGTTGCGTTTCGCCAACCTACACGTAGGCGGAACGGGGACCTTGTTAGGACTAGTCACGCGTATGGTGACAGGTCTCTCAACGGCGACCAAAGTGATACCTTTGAAACAGGATCTAGTTGACGAGATGGCCAGGATGCTTACCTCCCGAAAAATAGAATTGGACTTTAATGGCCTTGGCGTTGCCCAAGCTATGAAAAGAATGGGCGAACTAGGGTTCCCGTTCAAGATCAACCCCGTGTCTAACTCCGGGTTGCCTTTCCAAGAACCTATAGGGAGTAAAACTGTGCCTGTTATGAGTAAATCTTTGAAGATAGCTGAAGCAATCTATCAGGAGATAGCCCATGGCACCATGAGACAGTACGCAAAAGACCACCCTGCACGAGTGGCAGCGTTACTTAAAAATAAAACGGAGATATTCGATGCGACTACGATGTTCACCAAAGTGCGCCCTTACTATGTGTTTCCCTTCCACCTTAGGATTCTCTATTCTATCCTTCATCAGACCATGATGTACTATAGTCACAATTTCACTACAGATCCTAACTGCTTTTCAGCCGTTGGCTTTTCGTGGAATTATGGGGGAGGAGACAAGTTATATAGATGGATCGTTGCTCAATCGAAGAAGCCCCCCGGGCTGTATGGCATAGCTTATGGGGATGATGGCTTGTGGGTCTTGAAGTGCCTTAATGGAGATGTGGTAGTGGTTACTCCAGACTACTCACACATGGACATGTCGTTGCACTCCTCCTTAGGGAGGTACGCCTTTAAGATCTGGAGAAGTAAGTTTTTCCATTGTTTAGACCCAGTGTGGTCTTGCATAATGCAACAAAATATTGAGATGATGTTCAAACATATCGTGGTAGGGTTCGATTCCCACACGTACTTGAAAGGTCAAGGACTGTCTTCCGGGATGCCGGGTACGACAAAGATGGATGAGGTAGGGTCAGCCCTAGCATTCGCCCTGGTTAGGAGGATGGTTGCACAACAGCCGGTTCGTTCTATTGGGGGAGTGGACAGGTGGCTCGCTGACGTTGGGAGACTGGTGAAAGAGGAGGTCGGACTTACTGTGAAACCGTCCGCTACCCGTTACGAATTGTTTGTGCCTGGTCGCAAAGCATATGGTTTTTGCTTTTTAGGACAAACGCTACAGTTAAGGCGCGGAGGCTCCACCACCCATTACCTTCCTATCTCCAACCCCTTCAATCTCATAAAGACTTTGACCTCCCATAAGCGGAATTACTCAAACTCGCACAATAGATTTATGGCGACACTCGAGCGAGTGAGAGGTGTTGTAGCCAGCGGAGGCTGGGCAGACCGTGTCATATACGCGGGGTGTAAGAAATATTACGAAGAAACAGCGCCCAAAATCAGAAAAGAACTGTGGACAAAACAGAAGATTGATGCGGAGACTCTCGACTACGACGTTCCGTCAATGGTCGCCTTTGAGTTTCCTATAGGAGAGTACTTTCCTACGCAGAATTGGTGTATGAATTTATATCTTCCCTTGGACGATCAACTACCCGAAGAAGGCTCGTACGAACCCACACTTCAGGATGAGATGGTACCAAGAGTGGAGGTGGAGAAAGCGTTAGACGAGTTGTATGCACAAGACCGCAAATGGGCAGACGAGGAGGAGGGGGAGCAGATGGACTTCAATGTTCCACTGGACCTCGATACTCCCGTCGTCCCGCCGAGACGGAGACTCCCTCCGGGGATCCCTGTAGCAGCGCAAAGGCCCGCTGTGCTTGGTTCGCCGTTCGCCACCCCAATCAGATTGGAAACCTCAGGATTAGTAAAGCCTAAAACCTTGAAAGAGAGAGAAATCTACAGGGCAAAGTGGATAAAAGAGCAAGAAGAAAAACGAGAAGCTGCTAAGCTCTTGGGTTCCCATGCTCCCTTCCGTAGGACTCCAAAGTCTAGAAACTTTAGGTTAGAGAATGCCCGTAAATATAAAGAGATGGCAACGTATCTCACCACGGAGGATGAAGACTTGGCAGATATGGCCAAGCTCAAAATCAGTGACTATTATGATGAAGGAGAGTACGATGACTTTGACCAGGACACGTACGAAGCGTACAGAGAAAACCACTTCTATGAAGAATACAGGTCGTTCGACGAACAAATGTTTGACGAAAAGAGTGTCAGTGAAAGGGCCGCCCTTGAGTATGAGGGGCCTGTAGACTACCAATATTGAGAATATTGTGCGTCGACCCATCGTGTGCGGGTAAAAGACACGAATTACACCTTCTTATATTAATTACA